TCCGTGGGAATTGTATTTTGGAAATCCTCGTGTAATTAACAGGATGACAAATTATAATTTATTGCGTGCAAAGTTGCGCTTAAAAATTGTGATCAATGGTAATGGATTCCAATATGGTCGTGCTATGGTAGGTTATCTTCCTATGCATTTTTATGATAGAATGTCTATATTTTCATCACTTATACCAAACGATTTAGTCCAATTGTCACAGTGTCCACATATTTTTGTTGACCCTACCACATCTACAGGGGGTGAGTTGTGTTTGCCTTATTTTAATCATTTTAACAACTCCAGCATTCCTTTGGGCGATTATCGTAAGCTTGGACGAATATATGTTCGCGCGATTAATGCCTTGAAACATGCTAATGGAGCGGGAGATAAATGTACTGTCTCCATTTTTGCGTGGGCTGAGGACGTGCAACTAAATGTTCTCACTTCTGTTGACGCTCCAACGTTGCCTCCTCAATCTAATGGATCATTTAATAATAATAGTGATATTGCAGGGGCTGAGGACGTGCAATTAAATGTTCAATCTGGTATGGAATCTAAGGGTAAGAAAAATACAATGTCTAAGTCTACACAAGGAGGTAAGAAGAGTAGTTATGCCCGACAAGATGGAGGTGCAGCCACCGCAGGAAAGGAGATAGATGAGGCTAATTCAACCGGTATGGTGTCTGGACCTGCAACTTCTATAGTCAAGGCAGCGAATGCATTGAGTGTAATACCTCAAATTGCACCTTTTGCAATGGCAACTTCTAAAGTTGCCGGCACAGTTGGTAATGTTGCAAAAGCACTTGGGTATAGTAGACCACCTGTCACCAAGAATCCGGAGCCTTATAGACCAACACCAGCATCTCAGTTGGCAACAACCAATACACCAGATACAGCTATTAAGCTTACTGTAGATGAAAAGCAAGAGCTAACTATTGACCCAGGTATTGCTGGTCTTGGACCAGAAGATCCTATGTCTATTCAGAATATTGCATCTCGCGAGTCCTTTTTAACTAAATTTAATTGGGACATGGGTACTGCACCTGAGACATTACTTTGGAATGCTAGAGTAGATCCCGTACAATGGGTCAAATCTGGAGGCTCTAACCCAGCTTATCACTTTCCTGCCACAGCGATGGCAGCTTTGCCTTTTGAATATTGGACAGGGACATTGAAATTTAGATTTCAGATTGTTTGTTCCGCTTTTCATAAAGGAAGACTTAAGTTTGTGTATGATCCGTTGTTTTTAGACTCGAACGAGTATAATACTAATTACATTGAGATTGTTGATATTGCAGATACTCAGGATTTTACAATTGAGATCGGCAATGGACAAGCAACAACGTTATTACAACATGCTTTGCCAGGTGAGGACCCCGGTTTTGATCAGCATAATGTTTTACCTTTGACATACAAACCTTATGGTAATGGAGTTATTGGGGTATATATTGTAAATGAATTGACCACACCCAACAGTACTGTAGATAACAACATTGAGGTTAATGTGTACATTTCCGCAGGAGATGATTTTGAGGTTTTTGTTCCTGACGATCACTTTCAGAAATTTGTTCTTAAACCACAGAACGGAATTGAGCCACAGAGTGGGAATGAAATAGTTCCTGAATCGCAGGATACTGAGGAACCTTCAGCTCCTGAGCAATCAATGAGCGATATTCTTGGTCCAGGTATACAAAATACACAACAAATTAATAAAGTGTTTGCAGGGGAAACCATAGTGTCTTTTCGTACATTGCTTAAACGATACAATTTGTGGCGGCGAGAAAAGACAACTGAAGGCGGTACGACTAATTTCACGCGAGTTAGTACAACAAAAAATATGTTCCCATTTTATCGGGGAAATGTTAGTGGAGCAGTAGACGTTCGCTATCTTAATGCTCCGTATAATTATGTGAATACTGTCATGTTGCATTGGGTCGCAGCCGCTTTTTCAGGATGGAGAGGTAGCATTAGGTACAAATTGATGTTTGATAAATGTAACCAAGATACTGCTCAGAATCATTCTTCTCGTGTTTATATATCACGTGAAGGTGTGTATCCACCTGGTGAAGCTTCCTATACTCGGGAATTATCTCCATATGGAAGTCTCAATAACGATGCGCGAGTTAGTAGTCTTGTTCTAGCAGGTAACATGTCGACCACTGGTGTTAATGGAATGTTGTACGCAACTGATAGTATTAATAGTACAGTAGAATTTGAAATTCCTTATTATTCTCAATATCGTTTTACACCAGGTAAGTTAATTGACTATACTAATGCTAACAACACTGGTAATTGGAGCCCAAATTGGAAAATGGAAGCCAATTTACATTCATCAGGTATATCAAGTGTGGATTACCATGTTGCAGCTGGTGAAGATTTTCAAGTGTATTTCTTCACTGGTTTACCACGTATGTATTACGAGGCAACTCCACCAGCTGCATAGTCTGTACTGACTTTAAAAGTATAAATAAAATAAAATTGTTCTCTGTAGCCGAGAACGGCGTTTGCATTGCAAGCGACCTGGCTGACCGCCGAATAAAATATGTCACCCCTTAAGTAGGTAGCATTTGATTCGGCGTTAGCCGATGATTATGTCCTGTAGTTTTGCTATAGGTCCTAATAAGGGAGTTACAAATTTTAATAGCGGTAGCCACGAGTCCGTCGTAAGACTGACCCGATCGAATATTCCAATTTGGAGGGGTATTCGTACCGGTGGGCTAAC